GATAAATTCAGCGATTGCCTGACTCGATGCCCCCATCTCGTCAAGCTTGCTGATAATCCCTGCGAATTCAGCCGTCACCAGTCCGCCTGAATCTGCAACCGCCTTCAGTGCCGCAGGGAAGGTGTCATTCAGGAATTTTGTGAGATCTTTCTGCTCTTGCAGCTTCTTATTGATGTCAGCCTGTACTGCTGCAACCGCTTCAGCGCCACGCTTGGTCGCTGCGCTCAAACGCTGTGCGTCTGCAGCCGCTTCTTCAGCGGTACGTCCAACCGCCTTATATGCATCGCGGAGCGCAATGACAGTGGCCGCGCCAGCTTCATTGCCACGCCATGCACCCTGCGCAGCCTTCTGTACCTCGGCAAGCTGTGCGTCCGTTAGACCATTCATCAAGCCTTGACGGAACTTATCAGCAGCGGCGCGTCCTTCTTTTTCGGCTTGGCTGACACCAAACAATCCAGACAGCTTGCCACCCAGCCAACCAATCAGCGGCCCAATGGCTTGTCCGATCATCGGAATGGCAGACGCCATTCCCTGCATCATCTTCCCGGCAAAACCAGAACCGAATGCATTAGACAATGTGGTGGACATCTTGTTGACGCCACCAAGCAGCATCTTCCCGATGGGGCCGCTTTCTGTATTAAACAGATCACCACCCACAGAATTGATAATCGCGTTTTTGATGCTGCCGCCGCCAGCGATAGCCTTGGCAATGACACCCGGCAGATTGCCCATAATCGTGCCGAAGGTATTCTGCTGCTGGGTTGCTGACTGCTTCGCGTCATCAACCATCTTCTTATAGACAGTTTCGACTTGACGGCCCAATTCAGCGTACAGTGCCGGGAATGAGGTCTTCAGCGGCTCAATCGCCTTGAGCGTGTCATCGCGCCACTTGTCAGCGTGCTTGACGGCCAATTCAAATGACGAGAGCGTAGCCTTGTCAAACTCCTCCATGACCTTTCCAGCAGCGGTCATGGCATCACCAAGTGTTTTGATATTCTTCTTTGCCGCCTCGTCATGCATCTTGGTGAGGTTGTCACCAAGTTTTTTCGTCACACGCTCAAATTCTTTAGCCGCCTCTTGATTGGCCTTTTTCAGAATTTCAGGAATGACAACCAGCTTTAGAGACTGATCAATCAATGCCTGAATATGCGCGGGCACCTCTTTGCCGAGTGCGCGGTACTGATTGCCGAGTTCGATGACATCCTTCGCCAGCTTCGCCTGTTGATCAGACGAGAGCTTGCTCATGTCTGTAACTTGCTTCAGTGCCTCAACTAGGTTGAGTGCGTCTTTCGTCAGGCCATTTGCGCCGTACTTGTCGGCTAGCTTGGCGATCTCGTCACTGTGCTTCTTCGCGGCATCAGACGTGACATTAAATTCTGTCGCGACCTTCTTTGTTTCAGACTGCGCGGCTTGCATGCCGTTCGACATCTGATCGAGCGCATTCTGCATGCTGCCAATCGCCGAGCCAAGTGCGTCCGATGCGCCAGTCAGACTATTGAATCCGGGAATAGCGTCACTGATCCACTTCAAACCTTCGGCCAGCTTGATCAGGAATCCAAGCCATATCTTCGCCAAGGACTCGACAGCCGGAGTAACGACGGACATCACACCGTCACCAAGCTTGAGCAAGGCAGAAAGCGACAGATTCAACAGGGGGATAAATGGCGCGAGTACCTTACCAATCAGCGCCATGCCCACAGAGGTCAACGTGCTGAACGAATCGCCAACATTATCCATCGCGGCGACAGTCTTTTCGTCCATGACGATACCAAGACTGGTCGCCTTTTGCGTAACTTCCTCAAGACCACTCGTCAACAGCGGAATCATTTCTGCTCCGCTTTTGCCGAATGCATCCATCGCAAACTTGTTTAGTTCGAGCGGATTTGTGATTGTTTCGGCTGTCTTGGCAATGCGCTGTAACTGATCTTCAGGCTTGAGATTAGCAAAGTCATTAAATGACATGCCCATCTTCTCAACAGCACGCGCAATGCCTTCCTCGCCGCCGCCGATGCGCTTTTGCAGCATCGCGGTCGCGCCTGTAATGGTGTCCAACGAGACGCCGACCTGTTCGCCTGCATACTTAAACTGCTGCAATGATTCAACGCCAAGACCAGTCTTGGCGCTGAGGTCGGTAATATTGCCAGCGAAATCGACCGCTTCCTTCCCAAGACGCACAAACTCGGTGAACGTCAGCAGTGGCAGCAGCGTTGTCATGGCTGACTTCATGGCTGTGCCGAATGCGTCACTCGCCATACGCGCCACGTCAATGCCGGATCCGAGTAGCTTGGATTTATCAGCGGCTGCCTGTGTCGCTGATGCAAGATCGGTAAGTTCTTTCGGAGCTTTTGCACCCAGCGCGCCAAGCTTGCTAATCGCCTCGGTGACTGTAGCGTTGACGCGCACCATCTCGCGTTCAGTCAACGCACTGGCACCGCCAATCTTCTCAATCGCCGCTGCGGTATCAACGGCCTTACGGATCAGCGCCTCGCCAGTGAAAGACGATCCGACCTTTGAGAGACTGCCAGACGTACTACCAGCAGCATCAGCAAGCTTCTCCAAGCTGCCGCTGGCTTCACGGGTTTTATTCAGAAAGTCACTGAAGTCTGCTTGGAATTTTGCTGTAGGCATCGTGACCCATCATTCAAGACTTCTGTTCGTGTTCACGTGCTTCTTGTTCAAGCATTTCGAGAAGCACATCGAAAACGTATTGCGGAAGCTCCAGCACGTCATACCATGTCCACCGCATCACGCGGCAGACCTTTAGGATGACTTCTGTGTGCTCCCGCTCTCGGCCTTTTTTCGGTCGTCCTCAACGGCAGCGATATGAGCACGCACTACGGTGTCCACCTCGTTGTAGTCAGCCGGAGTCAGATTATCAAGTGCCGATTCAGAAAATGGTACAGACTTGCCGTTTGCATCCACAAACGACCAGTCCACAATATATGCAGAGATCTCGGCCTTGCCGATCATCTCCATATTTGGCTCAATGCGCCCATCTGCACGCATGGTGCTGATGGTCTTCGCCATCGCCTTGCGCTGTTCACCGACCGTTAGCTCCCGGCGCACATCAAGCCAATCATCGTTGCTCAACGCCAGCCGCACCACGGACGGCTGCACAAACCTCGAACGCTTTGCTGTCATCGCTACAACCTTCTCTTTGCTCACGAGCCACTCACTTTCATAGGACCAAGATGGGCTGAAATCGTTGATCCGGTTAACGTCATATCTTCCACGGGATACGTCAAACGCTGCTTACCAATCGTCACAACGGCTGTCAACGGTTCCTGAGCAGACCGGAAGGTATCCACACTGACGAGCGCACCCGTCAGTGTGGACCCTTCAATCGACCACGGCCCAAAGACAACGGCTGTCAAATATGACCAGCGCAATTCACCTGTGGCACCGCGCAAGCGCATAAGCTATCAGACTCGCGTGACGCCGCCGTTGAACACGAGCGTGCCGCTGATGGTCACCGCACCGCCGATGGTGTCATCGATGCTGATATTGGTCGGCCACACCGCGCCATACCAATACTTCGCCACACCCGTGCCAGCCGGATAGAGGTAGCACGGCACGGTGCCGCCAGACTGGTTCTGGTCAAACGCATCAAACGGCACGTCGGCGTCGTCAGCAAAGAACCCATTGATAGTCGCTGACGCATTCTTCGTGCCCAGCACAAAGCTCTTGAAGGTATCGCCCAGCGACGTGACATCAGCCGTATCGGTATCGATCGTCAGCGTCCACTGCGTCAGATTCGCCACCGACGCCGCCGATCCGCCATTCGCGGACGCCAGCAGCACCGCCCCACTCCTGCCATGATACTTAGCCATTCTGCAATCTCCTCGTTAGTGACACCACGTCCTGATATCGTCAATTATCTGCTGCGCCCGATGCGTCCATGTGTCATGCGCCACGCTCTGCGCGGCCATACGCGCACACCGCTCTCGCCTCTGCGGATCGTGAATCAGATCTCGAATAAGTGTACTTGCTTCTGCTGGCGTTGAAAACGTCGGTACAGCATCACCGAATTTCTCCACCAGTTCGGCACGGGCATCGGACACCATGCACACGCCAGATGCTGCCATTTCGTAGCATCTGGGATTCAAGCTCTCAGCTCGCTCCGTAGTGGCCCTAAATAGATTCATCACAATCTTGGACGACTGTGCCAATCTTGGGAGCTGATCGTTCGGGATAATCTCGCCCTTGAAATATTGACGAATGGGCGAGTGCTTCGATAATCCATCAGCCACGCCATACAGGTGCAGATTAATTCCAGACCAATCAACCTGCTCGAACCACTCTATGCGTTCCTTGAAAAAGGATCCGCAGAATAAGGCATCCGGTCCATCGTTAACTGGCGCAGACGTAACATTGTGGACGCCATCTCGCCATGCGTGCGGCAGATATCCTACACGCGGAGAGACTGCCGCGAAGCGATCGATCGCTGTTCGCTCATGCGTCCAGACGCCGTGCGCACGCTTGGCAACATTCAATTCTTGATCAATGTCGTAGGGCGTTTCTGTGCAGAGCAACCACACCCTAAGACCAGCCCGACGAGCCAGCTCTAGACGATCGGGCAGGAGGAACATCGCGGACACGACCAGCACGTCAGTGCAGCCACGCTCAAGCGCACGCTCAACTAATCCCTGTGACGCCTGATAGAGCACGTCTGTGGGTGTCGGTTTCGGCCATTTCAACTCTGGGCGCTCGCGCTTTTGCTTCCGCCAGAGATAATGCAGAAATCCGTTTGTGCGCTCAATCCGGCCATCTAGACGGAACTCAGACAGCGGCACACCGAGCGTGCGCAACCCTTCCACTACGCCGACATGCACATCATGGGTTGCCCACGATGCGCCTGGATGCACAACCAGTAGCTTCACGCCGTCGGCTCCACCAGCACCTGATACAGACCGCCACGGTGCTGATATCGCTGATCGCGGTTCTCGTCCAGCTCGACGTAGGCGATCCGTTCTTCGCGCTGCATCGTCGTCAGGTTATAGCCAGTAATCGTCATCGTGCCATCTTGCAGCAGCGTGTGAATACGATCCGCCACAGACTGCACGGTTGCGCCTGACGTATTGCGCTGAACCGCCTTGACCATGTACGTAAATTCCTCGAACGCCTCGCCACGATTAATCAGATATTCGTCGCTATGGCGCATCATCTGCACGATGACGTATGGCTCCGCAGATCCCTGTGGCGCAATCTCTCGGAACACACCGCCCGGTGCCAACGCCATCAATGTGGCATCACTGGTCAATTTGCTAATC